CGTCGATCCGATCAGTGCCACCCAGGCCTTGGTCACCGTAGGTGTCGGGTTCGTCGGTTCGGTCATTCGGTCACTCCTGTCTTCGTGGAGAGCACGCTGATCAGGGCGGCCAGCGGTGCCTTTTCTGCATCGGTGAGAACACCGGACAGCTGTAGTGCCTCCAGGGCATCGTATGCCTGGCCGATGATCTGCCCGGCGGTGGTCGCCGCCGGAACCGCTGTCGCCACCGGAGCGGCAACGATGGGCTGCTGGTACACCATCTGTGGCGCGGCCGCGACGGCAGCGGTCTCCGGGGTGGTGGTGATGTCGGCCAGGATGGCCTGCGCCAGTTCCTTGCTGTCACGCCGGTCGGGGAACTGGGTAAGGTCAGCGGCGGCCAGGTCGCGCAGTTCGGCCAGCGCCTGCGGCTGGCCCAGCCGGCCCAGGAACCACAGCCACATCGGGTGCAGCATCCCGTCGTCGTTCTCGGTCAGTTGAGTGGCCATCCAGCGTCTGCCCTCACCGAGGTGACGCAGCAGACTCTGCGAGCGGCGCGCTCCGCAGACCGCCTCGAACAGTTGGTTCCACTGATCCTGGGGCACCTGAGCCATGTCATCTCCTTCATCCAGAGCGGACAGCCGGGCGAACAGCCGTTCCGCCTCGGGGTAGCGCTGGTCGTAGCGGTCGGGGAACTTCGACCCCTGCACTGTCTGAGCGTAGAAGCCCGGCGTGCGCGACATGTTGTTGTAGTCGTACGGGATCTTCAGCAGGCCGCGGGTGCCCGGCCCCTTGTCGCAGGTGAAGAACAGTTCTGCCGAGCAGGCCACGTCCATCCGGCAGGCCAGTTCGCCCCACCACGGCTGCTGCTGGAACACCCCCGACGACAGGTGATCCGATCCCACCGCGTCGTGCGGCAGCTTCAGCGAGGCCGGGTCGTTGGAGTTGGCGTAGTTGGTCAGGTTCGACTCGACCAGCGCCACGGCCAGTGCGATGGTGATGCCCCGGTCGGTGACCCCCAGCCTGCGGCCGACCCCGATGATGATCTGCGCATAACGATCGGCCCGCGACAGCGGCATGGCCCCGCGCTGGTACGTCGAGTAACCGTCGGGGCGAATCTTGCGCTCGATGAAGCTGGTCGTCCTGGGCATCGGCCGGTTGTTCACCCGGTCCCAGGTGCTGCCGTTCAGCTGGAAGTGCATCCAGTCGAGAATCGTCCACTTTCCACCACAGAAAACGATGTCCTCGTACCAGTCCAGCAGCGCGCGCAGCTTGGCGGCCTTGTCGCCGGGATAGGCTCGCGCCTCCGAGATGCCGTACCGAAAGGTTCGCCCGTCGGCACCGTTCCAGTTCAGATCCATACCGGTGCCACTCAGATGGTTGGAGCTGGCCACCGAGTTGGTCGCGGTCCAGCATGCCGAGTCGGCATCGCGCAACGGCTCCACGAAGGCGTTGAAGTCAGCGGCGAACGCCCGCAGGATCGTCAGCGGAGCGCCCTGCTGGATCTGCAACGTCACCGGCGTACCCGGCACCGAGGTCCAGGAACATGATCCGGTGTCCACCATCGGCCACCCATTCTCCGAGTAGCTCAGGCCGTAGACGACGCGACGTGCCATCAGCGCACCAACACCAGGGACAAGGCCGCCAGCGCCAGGCCGAACGCACAACAGGCGATGACCACAGCGGCGACGACATGAGCCTTCATCCGTAGTCCCGCCAGACGCACCCGATGGGGTGGTGGGAGAACATCAGCACGCCGCGCACCTCGACAAGGTACCGGTAACTGCCGGGGCGCTGGGTGGCCGCGCTCATCATGTCGAACATTTCACGACGGAGGACACCAGCTATCTGGTTCAGCTCCGTCGCGTCGAGCACGCCCACTCCTCCAGGTGGTATGTCCACGACTATGCTATCGCAGCGGGTGTACGGAATCCGTACACCTCAGAGCACGAACACCACCCAGAGAATGACGACGATCACCAGGGCCAGCAACACTACCGGCCACCACGGTGGCGGGGGCGGCTCCCAGCCGGAGTTACGCCACCGCTCGGTGTCCATCAGCGCAGTCCCTCAAGGGCCCTACGGATGATCTCCGAGACATCGACGATGTCGGAGATGACCGGCAGGTCCGGATCGGCGTCGAGGACACCCTTCAGGATCTCGGGCAGCTGATCGGCCAGCGCCTTGGCCGCAGTGGCCGCGATCAGCGGGAGCAGTTCCACCACCTTCGCGGTGACGGCTTCGACCAGCGGCGGGATCACGTATTCGGCAATGGCTTCGCCGATGGCTTTCAGGATCATGACAACTCCTCGTTGACGAGAGACTCGCGGACCTGGAACCGGGACTCCTCAGCAACGCCGACACTACCCGCGCCCTCGAATCGCCAGTGGTGCCAGCCTGCCTGGGCGATATCCCAGTGGACGTGGTAGACGCCCACGCTGTCGCGGACCAGTTCGACGTCGGTGCCGTAAACGTAGGTGGTGACCAGGTCGTCAGGTTCTCGGATGGCGAACGTGACCGCGGTGGGGTCGGCCAGCGAACCATCCTCGTCGCGGAACGTCACCACCAGTCGCCGCCGGTCGCCGATGTCGTAGATGGTCATGGCAGATCCTCCAGGGTGGCGGTGGCCTCGTCACTGGACAGTGTGGCCGTGGCAGCGTCGGTGTTCGCCAGCTCTATTGTCGCACCGGTCGTGCTCAGGACGGCCGATGCATCAGCAGTGCTCAGAATGCCACTGTCCCCGGTGTCCTGTAGTACCGCGGTGCCGCCGCCCCACGATCCGGACCGGCCGATCGACCCACCGATCCAGCCGTACCCACCGACGGTCAGCGCCTTGGCCGAGCGTGCTCCATAGACAGTGCCGGTCCAGCCGTAGGTTCCGGCTGCGGCTGCCGATGGCGGCGGTGGGGACAACCCGACGGCCGTGCCCGACCAGGTGTGCGACCCGGTGCTCGAGGCCGTGCTGTCGTGCCGTCCGGTGACGGTGCCGGTGAAGTTGTAGACCCCCGAAGCCGCTGCCTGGTAGGCGGCGATGCCGGCTGCTGCACCTGCGACGGTATAGCCGCCGCTGGCTGTGCCCTGTGCCAGTGGCACGGTGGGAGCGGCTCCGCTCGCGGTGCCCTCGACGGCCCAGTTGCCCGATGCCGCACCGCCCGATGCACGCCCACCGGATGCCGTGCCCGCCACGGTGTAGGTGCCGTTGGCGTGGCCGTCGGCCACCCCGACCTCGGGCGCTGTTCCGCTGGCCGTCCCGGCGACGGTGTAGGTGCCCGAGGTCGATGCCTCCGCTGTCCGGCTGCCGGACACCTGATCCCCGGCGAAGGCGTAGCTGCCCGCCGCCGTACCCTCGCTGACGCTCGCCCCGCTGGCCGTACCTGCCACGGTGTAGGTGCCACTGGCGTAGCCGTCGGCCACCCCGACCTCGGGCGCTGTTCCGCTGGCCGTGCCTGCCACGGTGTAGGCACCGCTGGCTGCGCCCTCTGTAGTGGTAGAACCGGCAACAGTCCCCGCAAAGCTGTAGCTGCCCGAGGCGGCGGCACTGTGCAGGTTCTCGCCCGACGCTGTACCCGCCACGGTGTAGGCACCGCTGGCGTGGCCGTCGGCCACCCCGACCTCGGGCGCTGCTCCACTGGCCGTCCCGGCGAAGGTGTAGGTGCCGCTGGCCGCAGCCTCTGCAGCGGCAGAACCGGCAGCAGCACCCGTGAAGGTATAGCTGCCCGACGCAGCAGCGCTGTGCGGGTTCTCGCCGGTGGCCGTGCCCGCGAAGGTGTAGGTGCCGCTGGCCGCAGCCTCTGCGACTGCTGCGCCCGACGCCGTGCCCGCGACGGTGTAGCTGCCCGAGGCTGCACCAGTGCTGGCGCTCTCACCTGACGCCGCCCCGGCAAAGGTGTAGCTGCCCGACGCTGCGGCGGTGCGGGAGCTTTCACCCGACGTCGTTCCGGCAAAGGCGTAGGTGCCGCTGGCGTGTCCGTCTGCACCACCTACTGTCGGTGCCTCGCCGACGGCAGTGCCCGCGAAGGTGTAGCTGCCCGAGGTCGTGCCGCTGCGCGAATTCTCGCCTGCAACCGTCCCGGCGAAGGTGTAGCTGCCCGAGGCTGCACCAGTGCTGGCGCTCTCACCGGTAGCCGTACCCACAAAGGTGTAGCTGCCCGAGGCCGATGCCTCCGCTGTCCGGCTGCCGGACACCTGATCCCCGGTGAAGGCGTAGCTGCCCGAGGCGGCAGCACTGTGCAGGCTCTCGCCGGCCGCCGTGCCCGCGATGGTGTAGGTGCCCGAGGCCGATGCCTCCGCAGTGGTGGCACCGGCCGCTGTGCCCGCAACGGTGTAGGTGCCTGAGGCCGTGCCTTCGGCCGCACCGACGGTGGGGGCCTCGCCGACGGCAGTGCCCGCGAAGGTGTAGCTGCCCGAGGTCGTGCCGCTGCGCGGATTCTCGCCTGCAACCGTCCCGGCGAAGGTGTAGCTACCCGAGGCCGCACCAGTGCTGGCGCTCTCACCGGTAGCCGCACCCACAACGGTGTAGCTGCCCGAGGCTGTGCCTTCGGCAGTGGCCGCACCGGCTGCCGTGCCCGCGACGGTGTAGCTGCCCGAGGCCGTGCCCTCTGCAGTGGCCGCACCGGCTGCCGTGCCCGCAAAAGAGTAGCTACCCGAGGTCGTGCCGCTGCGCGGATTCTCCCCGGTCGCCGAACCGGCGAACGAGTAGGTTCCCGACGCCGACCCCTGCGGTGTTCCCGCTTCGGTGGTGACAATCGGCACACCGCCGGTCAGCGCGATGGTGGCCGTGGTCGGGAACAGCGGGGTGTAGTCGAAGTAGTCGAAGTAGGAGTAGCCGTTGGACGCCCCGGCGCTGCTGCCGCGCTGGGCATCGACGCGGCACGCCACGTTGGAGAGGTCCCAGGTGGTGATGATCGAGGACGAGGCGGTCGGCAGACGCACGGTCCAGGACACACCGTCGGTGGAGGTCTCGAAATAGAGGGTGCCGCTGGTTTCGCGGATTCTCATCCATTTGTCGGTGGCCGGGTTGTAGGTGCCGTTGCCGGTGTACTGGTTGTAGACGCTCGACCCGCCGTTGTTGGTGATCTGGGTGCAAATGCCGAGGTCGTCGCTGAAGAACATCCGGATGTTGTCGGAAACGCCTTGGACCCGCAGCCGTGCCGCCCAACCGGCCTGACGCGGCCCGGGGTCGGGAACGCGAACCTTGACGAACGAGTTGGTGAGGTCGAAGTTGTTCTGGCTGACGGCGCGCGACTCCGAGTAGGCCGCGGTGCCGTAGGTCAGCTTGAGCGACTCGTTCTCGATGGTGCACGTTCCGGTGAACGTCCACTTCGCGGTGTCGAGCGTGTTGAACCGGTCGGTGAGCGTCTGCGACTTGACGCCCGGCGCATCTCCGGTGGCGCTACCGGCGAAGGTGTATGAGCCGCTTGCTGTTCCCTCCGGTGGGGCCGGGGGAACATAGGTGTAGTCGCAGTGCAGGTCGGCGAAGTCGATGTAGAAGATGCCGTTGCTGGAAGAGTTGGCCTTCTTGACGTTGACCTGGACCTGAATGCCGTCGGCGATCTGCTGGGCGGTCGGCGTGGCCAGGGTGATCCCCGACTGGGTGGTCGCGCTGGTGTTCATGGTGAACGCCGTCGTGGACCCGATGGGCGTGACGCCCGTGGAGTCGTACAGCTGGATGAAGAACGCGCTGCTGTCCATGTAGGAGGCGCTGTTGACGTAGGAGCGCAAGTCCAGGGTCAGGCCGTTGATGGTGTCGCCGGACGCGGGGCCACTGAACGACACCGCCAGGGTGATGTAGGTGGTGTCGCGGCGGCCGGTCGAGGCCCAGTTCGCCCAGGTGTTGTCGGTGTTGCCGACGGTGCCGTCCACCGCGCTGGCGGTGGAGGTCCAGGTGCCCTTGCTGGTGTCGTAGGTGACGACGCTCCCGCAGCGAGAGTCCGCGACCGTCATCCCAGTCCCCGATCTACGCCATGGTCAGCACGGCGTTGGTCTTACCGTCCACCGTGAGCACGTTGCCGCTGGAGGCCACCACGTCCGAGCCGCCACCCAGGTCGGAGTACGCGACCACGTCACCGCCGGACTCGTAGATCACCCCGTAGCGACAGGTGAGTCCCGCCGAACCCACCGTCCAGTTCGGCTGCGGGTCGGTGAACTTCAGGGTCAGCGACGTGGTGCCCGCGAACGTGAACGTCACGGTCACCCCGCCCGCGGTGTAGCCGGTGTCGGTGGTCCCGACCTCGTTGGTCAGACCGGCGAAGGTGGTCGAGGACGTCGAGATGTTCGACGTGCTCAGGAACAGGGCCAGCTTGAACGTGTCGGTGTCCAGGTCGAACTGGCCCTTGGCGATCTTCTCCCGCGTCGTGGTCGTGAGCTGCCACGCACCTGCGGTCATGGCAGCTCCTAGGTGCTGGAGCCGTTCTGCGCGATGCTGGTGACGCTGTACTCCCCGGCGGCGTTGGCTGCGGCGTCACCGGTCAGTGCCCATTCCCCGCCACAGTTTCCTGCCTGCGACGTACCGGAGTCCCAGACGCTGACGCTGTAGACGGCCTGGGACGCGCCCACGCTGGTGAAGTCGATCTGCGCGCTGATGTCGAAGTCTCCGTCACCGGTGGCCGCAGCCCAGGTGAACGCTTCGCGGCCGCACGCCGTGATTTCGTTGGTCGCACCGTTGCCACCGCCGGAGGCGCTGTGCAGGGCGGCGTAGGTGTAGCCGGTTCGGAAGGCGTTCGCCATCGTCACCATGCCGGCATTCGTGATCGCCATCGAACCCTCCTCAGGTCTAGGGGGGATTTTACCTCAGCAAGGCGTACGGAACCCGTACACCGAACCTTCTATCCACCCGAGGCAATCTGCTGACCGTTGGCATGGTGAGACAGATCAATCTCGACGGGCTCCGGTGCCAGTGCCTGTGTGGTGGTCTTGCGCTGCTGACCGGCCCTTGCCAGGGCTTCGGCGATGCTGGCCAGCGCCGGTTGCACGGGGCCGATGCGGGCCTTCGCAGTGAGGGAATTCTCGTCTTCTTTCCACTCCATGCTGGACACCTCGCCGTCGAACACGACACGGCCCTTGTACTCGATTCTCAGTTCGGGCATCAGGCGGCATCCTCTGGCTCGCCTGCCGACTCTGCGCGCAGAACCGTCCAGTCGGCCACCTCGGCGTTCGCGGCCCACCGGCCGCCCTTCGGTCGCGACCCGACGGTCGCCATGTCGAGCACGCCCCACGCCAGCGAACTATCGGCGGGGTGGTTACTCCTGACGGCGACGGCATCGCCGGTCAGGCTCACCCTGATCTCCCGTACTGCCATGTCCTCCTCCTTACAGGTAGGGGTCGTTCATCAGATAGATCAGACACGCGATGATGATCACCGCGAAGATGGCCACCCAGATCAGCGTCATCGGACCACCGCCATGAAGTCCGACTGCACGATCCGGCACACGTCGATGTCACCTCCACCCGGCGCGATCATCAGCGGGTGGTCGAAGTCCCGCCGGGCGATCTCCCGGCCAGACGCCGGGTGATGGGTGAGCAGCATCCCACCGAACCCGCCCTGCGGCACGATGATCCGGTCGGCGTTGCGGCCCATCAGTTCCCCGTCGATCAGTTCCCAGACGATCGGGGACCGCCGGTAGGCCTGGCAGTGCCACGGCTCCCGGCCGTCGAGGTCGTATACCCCGACGTAGGTGGGCCAGATGACCGCCCCCAGAACAACTTCGCCGAGCATGGCCTAGGTCTGCGTAAACGTGGGGGTCACCACGATCTGGCCTTGAGCAGACATGACCACGTCGGTGATGTCGGCGTTGTCGATCTGGTTGGCCCCCGACACCGCGGAGCACAGCGTCATGTGGGTGTAGGTCGCAGCCGCGACGTCGATGGTGACGGCACTGCCGTTGTTCACCCCGCCGGTCGACGGTGTCCAGGTGGTCTGCTTGCGGGCATACGCCGGGCTACCGCCACTGGCCTCGTTGGCCGGGGTGGTGGTGGTGCCCGGCGAGCCGGTGCACAGGCCGATGTAGCTGCCGAGCGTCCCGTAGTACGTCGCCAGCGACTGCCGGGTGGTGGCGATTGCGATTGCCATGGTGGGTTACCTTTCGTTGGGTTGTGTTCTAGGGGAATAGAATCGAGTGGGGAGTGCCGAGGCCGTCGGCGATCAGGGTCGCAGCGGATGTGCTCGCTCTGCGGTAGATCTTGCCGTTGGATTCCGCAAAGTCGTCGGATCCGACCGTGAAGTACAGGTAACCGCTTGAGTCGAAAGCCATCCCGCGCACCGGATAGGTGTACGTGCTGTACAAATTCAGATAAGTCAACACCGACCCAGCCTGAGTGATTTGCTGAAGAATAGGGCTGATGCCTGCTGACACATAGATGTTGTTGCTGGAATCGCAGGCCAGGGCTGTCGGCGAATTGCAAACAGTGGCATTGTAATAGAAGGTCGACGCCGACCCGGCCGGGGTGATCTTCTTGATCTGAGCGGAGCTATAGACGCTCAGGTACACGTTGTCGGACGAGTCGATGGTGATTCCGTAGCAGGTTGACCCCAGTGTGTAGAACGTCGAGGTGGCACCCGCCGGGGTGACCTTGATGACGGTGCCGTTGGTGCCGGAGAGGACGAACAGGTTCCCCGACGAGTCGACAACCATTCCCGAGGGGGAGGTCACCGTAGCGTGTTCGGTGATGCCACTCCCGTCGACCGCATAGATGGCATCGTCACCGCCGGAGGCGACATACAGGGTGTCACCGTACATGGCTATGCCGACCGGATCGTTCACCATGCAGGCACGAAACAGAGCCTCCCCCGCAGCCACCCCGACAGCGACCTGCTTGGCCCCCTGAAGCGACACCCAGAAGGGATCCGGGGTTGTCACATGAACCTGCGGTTGGATCAATTCCATTTGCCAGGTGACACACCACCCCGGAAACCAGCTGACGATGTCGTGGCTGCCTCCTAAGACGGCTGTCACTCCCCCGTCGGAGTCGAATGCGGCGACTTCCGCCGCAATACCGGTGCGGAGGGTGTGAGGGCCAGTCGTGTAGGGCGTCAAGATACCGTCGGGTGCCACATCGAGGTCATCCGTCGGATGCTGGGCCCCCACCACCCTGAGCCCCCACGACGTGGAATCGGAGTGGATCATAACCGGAGTAAAAGAGGCGTACACGTCGATCTCGATATACGTGGGTTCTGTAAGGTTTTCAGAGAACTTATCGCCGTTGCTCACGTCTTCCACGAACTTATAGCCGAGCATCGTGGTGCCGCGGTAGATCACCACCAGGATGCCGGTGGCATTCGTCATGGTGATACTGGTATCGGTGCCGTCGCCCCACTTCCATGCCAGCCGTCCACATGCATAGTTGTTGTTCTCCGTCGCGGTGTTCCACCCACCGGAGGGAATCGACGGTGTGGTCGAAGTCCCGCGAAAGGCGAAGGCCACCAGGAGATCACCAGGGGCATGAGCGGGAATCGACACCGTAGCCCCCGCGTAGGATGCCCCGTCCACATAGCTGATGCTCGATGGAAAGGATGACAACACCGGAGCAGACATACCCAACGCGGCGGTTCCCGAGAGTGCGCCACTGCCAGCATATTTCGCATACGGACCGGTCCCGGCCAGTGCGCCGACCCCCGACGTGATCGCCTCTCTGGCGTAGGACGCGAACTGCTCGGCCGAGATCTGCCCAGCGCCCTCCAGCGCAGACACGATTCCCACGTTCCCGTAAACCGCCGCCGCCAGGGCGGCGCTGGCGGTCAGATCGAACGCCCGCTCGGTGCCCGGAGCAACGACGGCTGCCAGATGTCCGGCCATCAGAGGGTGTCCTGATCATTGAGCGAGTTCTTCACGATCACGTCGAAGCACCGCGCCAGCACGACCAGGCTCAGCGACTGGCACCACCCGATCAGCTTCTCCCGTTCAGCAGCGGTGGCCGCGCCCTGCGCGGAGACGAGGTACTGCTCAATACGGGTCAGAATCTGCTCGCGGGTGATGTCATGTCCGGTATCCAGGTCGCCGAACTCGTGGACGATGACCCGGTCCCACACCCGCGCCAGCACGGCCAGCGACAGGCCGCCGGCACCGTCGAGGTACTGGGTGATCGCAGAGTCAGACTGGGCAGCAAGCGCATTCTCCAGGTAGCCATCCACCTGTCCGAGAATCTGCGCCCGGGTGTACGTCCATGCCACCTGATCGCCCCTTTCCGCTGGTATGCACCTTACGCCTGATACGCCTTGAACCACGCCTTGCCGACAGCCCCGTCACCACCGTTGTAGCCGGTGAAGATACCGCCAGCACCGCCCTGACCGCCGCCTCCCGGCGCGTTGCCCGCTGCCCCGGTGTTCCCGCCGGAACTCTGCGCGTTGCCGCCGTCATAGCTCTCACCGTTGAACGACAGCGGGTCGGGACTGGGAGCCAGGCCGGTGCGGCCTTCGGTTGTCGCATTCTGCTCCTCGCCGCCGTCGCCGGACAGTCCGGCCCATCCTGTCGCCGTCGCGGTGGTCGGGGAGCCGTCCGCTGCGGGGCCGTTGCCGACACCGCCGTTGCCGTGCAACCCACCGGCACCAACGCTGCCGGTGATCGCAGTGACGCTCCAGCCGATGTCGGTTCCCCTCACCAGCGTGGTGTAACCCCAGTGCCCACCCTTGCCACCCGAACCGATGATGAACGCACCGGCACCGCCCTGCCCGCCGCCGCCACCACCGATCAGCACCACATCGACGTGCGTGGCCCAGTACGGAATGTCGTAGGAGAACGCCCCTGCTGTCGTGTAGGTGGTATAGGCGGCAGACATCGCCGGGAAAGCCGCTGTGGCCGATGCCGTTCCGGAACCGGCCAGCGCCACACTGCGGGGGTAGTTGGGGTAGGCCGAAGCCGTTACCGTGCCAACACCGCCCTCGGCACTGGCGGATGCGTACTTGGCGAATGCCGCCGCTATGTCCGCACCGACACCGGCCAGGTCGCCGGTGCGAAGAAACTGTTGCACAGCAGCAGCGGCAAGTTGCCCCGAACCCGTAAGGGTGGCGACTGCCTCGACGAACTGATATGCGAATGCCGTCACGTCTCCGGATGCCGCCAGGGCCGCGAGGATGGGGATGATGCCCTCCACCTCGGCGGAGAGGGTGGCCGATCCGGTGAGTGTCGTAGACACGGTGATCAGGAAGTTGGTGACCTCACCCTCCAGCAGGCCCGCAGCGGCCAGGGCCACAGCGACGGCCGCACCAGGCCATGCGTCCGCCCTCAAGCCGTCGGCGATCTCGGCCCCGGTGATGAGGCCGGTCAACGCACCCTCGGCGTCCATGCCCGCGGCCGCGAAGATGTCGGCCAGAACATCCAGCGCACCAAGGGCATTCAGCGGGATGTTCACGTTGTGCCACGCCGTGCCGCTCAGGCCGCCCTCGTCTTCGAACGCCGTCGCGGTCAGGAAACCCTCGGCATAGATCGGCGCGACGCCTGGCTGCGAGGATGAGATCTCGCCGGACAGTTCGCCCTCGCTGGAGAACTCCTCTGACAGGAACACCAGGAAGTTGGTCAACGCTACCGAGAGTTCACCCTCGGCCCAAAGCATCTCCTCCAGGAACGTCGTCGCCGACGTCGTTGCCGACAGTGCACCGTCACCCATGAACCGGTACAGAAACGGGAACTTCCGCCAGGACCGGGACCCCCACTGATTGGACGGCGGATTCGGCCACCAGGAGCGCTGTGGCGGCGGAGTGTAGAGGTCAGGACTGGTGGCCCAACTCACCGGTTAGCCTGCCCGGTAGAGCTTCTGGTATGTGTCCGATGACAGGATCTCCATCACTTCGACGGCCGAGTTCCATACCACCACCTGTCCGAGTGTGGCGGGAATGGACTTCCCCGAGCCGGGACCATTGAGCTCCAGCAACCACACCTGCTCGCCGTCCTTGACATATCCGCCGGCCTGTCCCCGATACCCGACCGTCAGGGCGAACTCCAGGGCCTCCATCATCGCCGCAGGACTGTCGAGGAGAATGGCTTCGACATCCTGGGGTTGACGCACCGCGCGTTCGATCATCTCTGCTCCTCCATCAGTTGTCCCATGCCGCCCAGGAATTGAACTTCGCCGGGTTGGCCTGCTGGAACGCCAGGATGGCACCCTCGGCCATCATGCCGCACCCGATGCCCCGGTAGTCACTACCCAGGCTCGATGCCGTACCCACTTCGTCCACCGCCAGGATGATGGCGTCGTTGATCTTGGCGAGGTAGTAGCGGTCGTCGCCGATGACACCGGCTTCCAGGCTGATGATAGAGCCGTTGCCCGGAACCGGGCTCACGTCGGTGGTGTCCCACTGCACGTAGCTCCCGCCCGCCGCATACCCGATGGCCACCTCACCGTCGGCCCCGAACGCCGCCCTGATGTAGTGGGTGCCGTCGGCTGACATCCGCGCCATCAGGAAGTTGTAGCCGCACTTCGACCACCAGGTGAAGTTCTGCCCCTTGGAGCCGAGGACACCGACCACCTTCTGGCGGTCGGTGTTCAGCACCGGATTGGTGCCGTTCCACTGAGCCAGGCAGGCGCGGGTGACCCATCCGGATTGGTCCCAGCCAGCGGCATGCCCGTCGGTTTCCATCTCACCGCCACCGGACCCGCTGTACCGCTGAACCCAGTCATCCCCCAGCGTGTTTACGTCGTCGCGCTCGAAGTCGTCGAACACCGCGATACCGCCGGTGAGGAGGCCGTTCAGGTAGGCGATCGCCGACGTGTTCGCCCGCAGCGCCGCAGCTGTGGTCTGATAGGTCCCCAGCGCACCATCGTGGTTGATGTCGACGCCGATCAGATCCTCCAGGCCGAGCATGACGTTGCCGAGCATGGTGCCGATGCCGGGAACCGAGGAATCCCGCAGGCCGCCGGTCTTGTACAGCATCGCCTCGTCCCACCACACCGTCCCCGACGATGCAGTGGTGGGCAGCATCAGGGCGAGCCTGACATGGTCGACACCGTCAGGCACCGTGTATTCGGTGAAGGTCAGCTGAGTCCAATCATCCGTTGCCGCAGGCGTATTCACTGCGGCCAGCTGCTCGGTGTTGAGGACCATACCGGCGGCGTTGTACTCGTTGACGGACAGGATGATCGGATCGCTGCCCGCGTAGGACAGGCTGTCCCACTTCGCCCAGACGCTACCGTCGAACGTGTCCCCCGCCACCACGTAGGACGGGTTGGACTCCAGCTTCTTCAGGGTGGCGTCGGCGGTGACCTTCGCCGACCCGGCGGTGAGCTTGCCCTGGGTGCCGTCCCACTCCCAGCCGTCCTCCTCGATCACCGAGATGTCGGTGTCGAAGGTTGCGTTCAGCACGATGTTGGTGCCGGTGTCGGAAACAACGCTGGCCGGAATCCTGGTGGGATGCACCCCGGCGAACCTGGCCTGCAGGTCGTCACGCCAATCGGCCAGCGTATCGAGTGTCCCGGTGACCGCCCCGGTGATCGCGTGCACCAGTGGGCCGATCAGCGGCAGGGTCTCCACCCAGCTGACGATGTCGTCCAAGCCACCGGCCAATCCGGTGAAAGCGTTGACCAGCTGATCCAGTAGTGAGCCGTTGGAGCCGTCGAGGAATCCGCCGAACCAATCAGCGACATCGGAGAGCCCACCGCCCACCAGGCCGGTGATGTTCTGGATCAGATCACCCATCCAGTCGAGCAACCCATTGACCCAGGACTGTTGCAGCTTGCCGGTTTTCGCTAGGGACAGATCATCGAAGTTCACCCTGCCGGAAATAGCCGTGGAACCAACCTGCACATACACCTGGCAGGAGTCCACACTCTCGGGCACCGCGACGGTTCCGGCCAATTCGGTCCACGCCGTCGCCGAGGCGAGAGTGTCGATGGTGCTGGTGGACACCGGAGAACCGTCCAGGAACCACTGCACCACCAGCGACAGCGGAGTGCCGGTATAAGAATAGGAACCATCCGTCTTCACCCAGACCGAGGCGTCAATGGTCTGATTCTCGGCCACCTTGATGACATCTGGATGTGTCCAGGTGTGCGCGAAACCATCTGCGTCGACTCCGATGGAGCCACTGCCTCCGGCGGTATGGTCCTCGTAAACCGTTGGCAGATAAGTCGATCCGAGTCCATCCAGGTACGCGACGGCCATGTCGTAGGCCGTCAGCGTCCCGGTCGCGGTGTCGATCGGGGTGATGCCGTAGTTGCCGTGCGGGATGCTCGACGAATTCTTCCCGACGAAACCGATCAGCGATTCCAGGGCGCGGATCAGCTTGGACAGCGACCCGAGCGGGTTGCCGAATCCATTGATCACCGTCTGCACAACCGTCCACGGGTTGCCGTCCCAGTCTTGGGTGGCGAAGTCGTAGACCAGCCCGCCCCAACTTGCCAGCGATGTGCTGAGCGCTGCCGCGATGTCGCCGTCCAGCACGTACTCGTACCAACTGGCCGGGACGCTCACCATGAGATCGTTTGTGGCGAAACCGGTTCCGCCGGGGTCCGCGATGCCGGGCGCGACCTCGCCGAGCTTGCGGCGCGGGTTCCCGAACATCACACCACCGACGAAGTCGGACAACCGGTCGTGGATGGCCCCGCCCACGTCGAGCAACTCGTTTTCGTACACCAGGCTCGCGACGACCGCGCCCTGCGACTCCCCCGAGAATGCGAACGGCGTGCCGGGCTTCAGGGCCTGGACGGCGGCTACCAGATTCGCGACACCATCGTCGATAGAGTCCTGCAAAGGCACTGTCGCAGCGGGGTATTCGATGGCGTATGCCGACCAGTAGTCCTCGTCGACACGCCTGCCCACCGGGGCCACCGTCTGGGGGTAGGTGTCCGCGAACAGCGTGTCGGTGCCGTTCAGGGTGAACAGAAAGCAGGCCGGGCCCTCCCAGGTGAACCCGTCCTGCGGGTCAACCGGGAGGCTGAACGCCGGGTTGGTCAGCAGGTTCGATGACGTGACCGGCTCACCGACCTGGCTGACCGGGATCAACCCACCCAGCAAGTCCGACAGTCCGTCGATCAGGGTGGCGGGTATCTGTGATGCGTTGGTGAGCAGGCTCGACGCCCACGCCTGGATGTCACCCAGTCCGCCGGGCTGGCCGGTCAACACCGTGACCAGTTGTCGAATCCACTCGCCCGAGATGAGGCCCTGTACCCACACCGTGATGTCGTCCAGGCTGCCGACCGCAGAGGTCAACGCCTCCGAAAGCTGGTCCAGCAGTGAGCCGTTCGAACCGTCGAGGAACCCGCCGAACCAGTCGGCAATATCAGACAGGCCGCCACCGATGATGCCGGTGATCGCCTCGACAATATCTCCGAGGATCGGGATGTCCCCCACCCAGGAGGTGATGTCATCAAGACCGCCCGGCAGACCGGTGAGCGCGTTGACCAACTGCTCCAGCAGCGAGCCGCCGGTAATGCCATCGAGGAACCCGCCGAAGAAATCGGCGATGTCGGACAGGTCGCCGCCGATAATGCCGGTCAGCGCCTCCACCAGCGGGCCGATCACGGGTAGGTCTGCCGCCCACGCCGTCAGTTGCGAGAGAGCTGACCCGAGTGGCCCGGGAACGAACAGACCGGTGAGCGCCTGGGTGATCGACGAGATGATGGATTCCCACAGCCGGTCCCGCATCGTGTGGAGCTGCTCATCAGAGATATCATTCCACTGCGTCCAGCGCGACGGCTCGGTGTGGACACCGGACGTCGAGGGAACGCCGGTGACCCAGTCAGGAACGGCTGTCACGGTACCGGTGCCACCCTCACCTTGAAGGCGGTCGCCGCCGACGTGGTGGTGAACGTGTTCGCACCGGACTGCCGCTCAGCACGCAGGTACACCACCGTCGGCCCTGCGCCCGCGGCGATCTTGTTGTAGGCGTCAGCCGAACCAGCCGGTGGCCCACTGGACAGTACCGTGGAGAAGCCCTCGGTGTTCTCGCCGACATGGCCCCGGCCCCGGCCGACGATGTTCCCCGACGTAGCGTTGTCCAGGCGGGCGATCAGGTCCACCTGAACGTCGGCTCCGGTCCCGGTGACGACACACCAGCCGTCCACCTCCGGCCGCCAGTCGAAGTCCTGCGCTGGAATCGACACCGAGCACAGCGTATAGGCGGCGTTACCGGACGGCGTGTTGGAAATCGAGGCCGGCCAGTACATATCGCCCACCGGCTGAGTGGTGTAGTCGAACCCGTCGGCGGTGGCGTTCACCACCAGAATGTCCCCGGCGGCAGCGGTGCCCGACACATCGTCGGCGTCCATCAGGTCGAACGGGCCCAGCTCCCCAGGCGGCCCCTGCCGGTTGGTCATGGTGAGCCGGAACAGATTGGCGCTGATCTCCGAGAACGACGCCGCATCGGCGGTGACATCGTCGTAGGTCAGCGGGACGGTGACTACGGTGGAGTCGATACTGGGGGTGTCGCCGGTATCACCCTTCACCAGGGCCGGGAAGTTCCCCAAACCACCGTCGGGCACGGCCACAGCGAAGAACATGTTGCTGCTCGGGTCCCAGTCCAGCGGGATGCGGAACTGCGCGACCTCGACAACGAGATACTCCTTGCCGTCGATCGTGGTCGTCGTCCAGTTTGTTACCTCTGCCATGTCATCCTCCGGTTAACTCTGGGGGGCGAGTGTCAAGACGTTTAAAGCCTCCATCGTGGACGTGATGAACCGCTGATGCTTGGCCAGCGGCGACTCCTCGGCGCGCCCATCGCCGATCTGCACCAACAGGTCACGCTCGGTCGGACTGAGCCGGAACATCACGTTCTCGATGTAGTCGGTGTAGAGCCGGGTGCGCCCGTAGTACACCAGGGACATCAGCGCCCCCCGACAGAAGTCCTTGCCCAGCTTGTAGACCTCGTCGTTGCGGAACATCACGATGGCCGATACCCAGCCGCGAGAGTCCCACAGCGCGTTGATGAACGCGAACAGCGTCTCGATGTTGTACGGGGCGCTGGCAGTGGCGTGGAACTTCTCGATGCCGGGATGGTAGGGACCGACCTCGTTGCGACGCCCATAGTGCTGAATCAGCTGGAAGGCCAGGAAGCTGTTGTTCAGGAAGCCGTCGAGCAGGTTGCTCGGGATGCCGGTCACGCCGATCAGGATCGAGATCGAGTCGATGATCCAGGCGAACGTCGCGTTCATCAGGTCATTAAGCCATTTCGGGCTACGGCCGCCAATAATGTGCTGCCACGCATCGGGTGTGTGGTGACTGATGGTGCAGGACAGCACTGATCCCTTCTTGCCGGTGTCCGGTGCGATGAGGACAGTCCAGGGCGGCGTGTAGTCCACCCCGATGATCGGAGCGATGTACACACCCTCCCGGCCGGGAACCTGCTCGATGACCGGAATGATGTCGGACAGGAAGATGCCCGTCAGGTCGACCACGTTGCGCAGCACACTGTCGATGATCGTTCCGGTGGGCCCGGTGATCCGGCTGCGATCCTTCACCGTCACGACGTAGGTGGGCTGGGTCAGCGCCAGGAACGGGAAGTTCCTGGTCCAGAAGTCCGGCTGCTCATCACCGGGCAGCCACAGGTCCACTCGCACATCTACCCCGTGCGACTTGGTGGCGTCGATGATCACCTCGCCGCAGGTTTCCATCCGGACGGTTCGCACATAGAGCGGGCTGGTGTCGGTGAACGGGTTGGTGCGCACCACATAGATCGGCGTCTTGAGCATCTGGAAGATGTTCCCGTTGGACTGCAGCAGCGTGCCGAACCAGGCGCGAATGTCGGGGTTGAGACTCAGGGCGTTGTTGACGAACTCCCACAGACCGGCCTGAATGCGCAGCGCACACTCGCAGATCATCGACTCGATCACGGTGCACAGGCCCCAGAAGAACACTGCGTGCGAAGGGATCTGGGCCTGGATCGGCAGCAGGAAATTGGGCCAGATCACCAGATGGTTGAGGATATCCCAGATGCCGTAGAGCTCGACGTTGCCGGTCCACTCGGCTTCGGAGAACTCCATCTCGAACTTCTTGACGTAGAACGGGAACCGCAGTCCGCCGGTCTCGACGGTGACCCCGACCATCGTCGTCTCGCACGCCATGAACTCCTTGGTGAGCGGCGAGTTGCCCTTGATCTTCATCTGGGCCGACGGCATGTTGTTCCGTGGATCGGTGCCCGACAGTTCCATCAGGTCGTCGCCGAGTTCGCCGACCGGATTCCACATGCGGTCGTAGACCGTGATGATCCAGTCCTTGTCATAACTGACCTGGGCGTCGGCCAGCAGGTTGGCGGCCTCGGCCCGTGACACGATGCTGCCGGAACTGACCAGCGTCTCCTGCCACTGCTCGATCTGGTTCTTGGTCGCCGTCACCGCTGCCGTCGTCATCAGTACGGGAACCTCCGTAACGGGGTGCCCGACGCGATGATCTGCGAGTCGGCGTCTCCCCCGTCGATGCGGACGTTGACGTAGTACGGCTCGGCCGGGTTGCCGGGAGACTTGCCCGGGATCGGCTCGGAGAAGCGACCATTGAGCAGCGAGTAGGGATTACCCTGCGGTGGCTGCACCCCGAAGATGGACAGAATCGACTCCAACAGCGGCGGGACGTTGTTGCCCGTCGCGAAGTTCACGAAGTCCTCCAACGCATTGGCGAACGCCGACTGCTCGTCAACGGTGGCCGGGGTGGCGGTGAGATCCTTGACGCCGCGCTTGCCGGGATCGGCGTTGATCTGCATCACCTGGCCACGGGTCAGCGGCCCGAACTCCACCATCTCGTCGGAGCCGGGGCCGTTGCCGATGTAGAAGGTGCCGGGGCCGAAGCAGGTGTAACGATCCCAGTACGGCTGGTCGCCGATGTTGATGCGCGGGATCATTCCCGACTGGCTGCTGCCGGTGGTGTTGGTCCCGGTGTTCCACTGGAACACGCCCATCGGACGGGCCTGGCTGAACACGCCGGCCCCGGCCTCCATGCCAAATCCGGCACTGCGGAAAGACGATCCGACCTGCGAGGTGGTGCCGTTCTCAATCACGTTCATGATGGGTGCACCGAGACCGCGCAGCACCCGGTAGCGCCGAGTGTTGCCGTCGACACCAGCGACAACCGTCCACTTCTCACCGGGAAGTGGCGGAATGAGCAGCGGCTGCTGGCGCAGTACCGTTTCCACCCCGGAGTTGAAGCTCGACAACCTGAGCAGCCCGAGGCCGAACCGCAGCCGCACCCCGTCATCACCAGGCGTGCCGGTGTTGGCCATCCGTACCCAGATGTCGTTGTACGCCTGGTCGATGACGTGCCACTCCGCGCACGACCCGAGCCGGATCGTCACCACCTGATCGTCGTCGTCTGAGGTATAACCGACGCGACGACAGGCCACCCGATACTCGTCGGTGCCCGACTCCGACCACAAGGCCTGTACCCCGTCGGAGTAGATATGGCCCGCACCGGCCCCGCTGTAGCCGAGCGTCCAGTTGGAGCCGAGGCCGGGATCATAGGCCGTGCCGAAGTCCTCGTAGTCGGCCTCGTAGCCGAACATGAAGCTCGCGACGTCGGGGTAGGTCTGCCAGAAGCCGTTGTCGGCGCGCAGCAGCAGCGTCCAGCGCCGCTTGTTTCCGGAGATGCGGATCGGATCGTCGGGCGTCCGAAACCAGCGCAGCGGTGCCCACCAGCGCCCGAGTTCGTGTGTGGTCCAGGACAGTTCGCTCTCCAGCTTGGGGTCTAGAGAGTCGAGCAGGTGCCGCTGCACCCGGTTGGCGTACACGGCATCGCGCCCAGTGACGTCGACCACCATCGTCACTTCGATCGGGTCGTACAACGCGTCGATGAACGTGGTGCCGTCCTGGGTGGCACCCTTCTGGTCGATGAGCTTCCACGGGGGAACCAGTCCGCGCAGTTCCCTGATCTCCACCCGTTCGGGCACGGTGCGGTCGGCGATGGCCAGCCCGCCCATCATGTTGAACACGATCGAGTCGTCGTAGGAGCGCAGCGCTACCTGGGGGATCTTGTCGCGCATCAGGTAATACGTCCCATGCGGGGTGATCGGCCCTGCCGGGTAGCGGATCGTCGGCCCTATCGTCACGGTCCCAGCCCCTTGCTCGCGCCCGCACCTTCGTACGTCAGCCGGTCGAGCCTGCCCTTGAGAGCACGACCGTCACTGTCCTCGGTCTGCTTGGAGACGTTGTAGTTGATGTTGACCGGCCCCGGCGCGTATTGCGTCCCAGTGTGCTGGGTGCGATTCGGGTCCATACCCGCGGCCGCGATCTGCTCGGGCGTCTGCTGCTGGGGCAGTAGCATGTTCCCCGGCTTCTGGCCGATCGCACCGAGCATGCCACCCGAGATGTTGGCGATGGCCGGAGCGGCACCAGCGATGCCACCCAGCCACCGAGTGAGCCAGTTGTTGTTGGCCAGGTCCGACGCACCTGCGGGCAGGAACGTCTCCATCAGCCCCTGGACGCCGATGGCTGCGGCCTGACCGGCAAACTCGATGGCTCGCTGCATCTCCTTGATGCCGATCTGGATGGCCGCGTTGGCGACAGCTGCGCCGACCGACCCACCGCCACCGCCGCCTGCGGCATCCCCAGCCATGCCCGCCGCCGAGATGGCTGACCCGACAGCACCTTCCAGCATCCCGACCAGGCCGCCGCCGATCGACAACCCCGGCCCGTAACCCTCGGGCGGCGCATTGCCACCGATCTGTGTCGGCCCCGGCGATGTCGGTGCCTGTGTCCCGGTGATCTGGGTGCGCCCCGGATAACCCGGGATCGCCACTGGCGAGGGAACGCCGCCGGGGAGGGCAGGCCCCTGTCCCTTGTTGGGACCAGGCGGCGGCGGCGACGGCGGACTGGGCGGCTGACCGGGAGGTCCGAGCGGGAACGGAACCTCGCCGCCCAGGTCATAGTGCAGGGCCTTGCGGAAGTTGTAGACGCCGCGCTGCCCACCCATCGCCTTGACGTCGCCACGGGTGAGAACATGCTCGCCGCCGTGGGCGACGATCGGCACCGCACCGCCACTGTTGAACTGCGGCCAGCCCGCCAGGATGCTGCTGATGTAGTCGCCTCGGGCGGGCTGCTGGTTGCCCTGCCAGTCGACGACACCGTTCTGGCCTACAACGGTCGCCATCCATGCCGCCTGTTCTGCCGGTGACGCCCCGTAGGGGAACGGCCCGGCCACCCCCTGGCGAGACAGGAGCTGATTGGCCAAAGCCTGAACGTGACCACCCAGGGTAGGACCGGCCTGCGCATCGGTGAACCCCAGCGTGGGAATGCCCCCCGGGTTGTTTCCCTCGGCCTGGGCGAAAGCCTGCAGCAGCGGATACATCGCCGGGTCGATGCCGGCCTGCATCAGCGCCGCCATCAGATTCTGATTTCCACCACCGCCCTGGTTTGCGAAGAAGCTGGCACCTCCTCCGCCGCCATACAGCGATGGCCCCGCGCGGAACTGGGCGTGAATATGGTTCTGGTGCCCGCCGACGATCGACTGGTTGCCGTTGAAGTCCTGCCAGCTATCCCGCCAGATCGTAGATTCCAGCCCGAGCCAGTCGGCATTGGCGCGCAACCACTGGTTGATCTGGTCGCCCATCGCCTGGTTCTTCTCGTTGACCTCACCGATCATGATGTCGAGGGCGCGGCCCATCGTATGCATCTGCGGAGTACCGGGCGGGCGGTCGTTACTCCCACCGATCGAAGGGATACCGGGGAACAGCTGGGTGAGGAACGCGGCCGCACCGCGCGCGTTGGGCACCGAAGGATTGGTCCCGGTGTCAACGAGTTTCGACGGCCCGTTGGCGTTCAGGGCGCTGGTCCAGCCGGACATGTTCCCGGTCCGCTGCCCATTCGGCCCGAATGTGGCTCCATTGGGGGTCATGTAGTACCGAGGCCCGCCCGGTCCCGGCGACGGACCGTACACGCCGGGAATCATCCCGCCGGGGATCATCGGCCCGAACTGCTGCGGACCGTAGTTGCCATTACCCTGCGTGCTGGTGTCGTACGGACCGCCCTTGTACCAGCCGAGACTGGACGCAACCATGCCCATCAGGCCGGAGCCGGAACCCTCGCCGCCCGGGAAACCCAATGCGGCCTGGGTGCCACGCAGCGCTCCATACACCGGGGCTGCGGCCAGGGTTGCGATGAACCGCACCAGGTTGTCGGCCAGGCCAGGGAGGCCCTTGCTGATGCCGAGATCGTTGTCCAGCGATGCGCTGATGTCACCGAGGATGTCGCCGGTCTGCTTGGTCTGGTCCTCGAGTTCCTGGAAGGTGCCCTGCTCGGCCTTCCTCAGAGCGATCAGGGATTCATACCAGGAATGCTCGGCACGAATAACTGCACGCTGCGCATCATTGATCTCGTCAGCGGTGGCCCCCAACTCCCGCAACCTCAAGACGTTCTTGCGGGCGTCCTCGACGGACTGAGCGGCATCTTCCAGCCGCCACTGCGCCTGGGTGACCTCCCACGGGTCTACCTCCCAGTAGCCCGGCTTCTGCCCTCCGTGCGGTGTGCCTGAGCCAGGCGGCAGGTAACTCCCCGGCGCGCCGGTAGCGCCGGGAGTGCCCGGTGCGCCACTGCCGGGAATGCCGGGCATCATGCCGGGCATCTGCCACTCCGAACCGGGGAAGGCTCCGATCGGGATATTGCCGATCTCGTAGGTGCCGGGAGCGGACTGCCAATCCTCCGGTGCCAGGCCCGGCTTCTCCCGATCCTTGTGCGGCTGCAACCAGGGGAACGGGGTCTCCTCGTATCCGCCCGGTTCACGCATAGGCTTGCCACCCTTGCCGGGACTACCGGTTGGGAGGTGGGGGGCGTCGGGAACGGCATCCAGCACTGGAATATCCGGCAGGCCCGGTATCGAATTCCACATGTTGATGAACAGCTTCAGAGGGTTCACCAGATGTTCCACAATGCCGTTTCCGAGATCAATGACCGTGTTGAGCATCCGCTTCATCGCGGTCTCTGGATCATCAATCGCGCGGCCTATCTGTCGAACGACAGTCGCGAAGAATTCGCCGAACCGCCGCACAACACGAAAGAACATTTCGAAGGCACCGATGAGGTCCATCATCGTTTCTTCGAAATCCTTGAGGTCCTGCTGGGACTTGATCGCGAACACGTCGTAGAGCATCTTGCCCACACGCCCGAGGATCCGGAACAGCGACTTGACCGCCTCGACGCCCATGTCCATCCACTTGCGCAAGTCGCCAGATTTCTTGGCTTCGCGGATGAAGTCGGCGAACTCCTTCGCAAGAACGGTGACCGATTCGGCAAGGCTGGGCAGGACATCCGATCCGGCCGACGTGATGTCGAGAATGGCCTGGGTAAATGACCGCGCTGCCGGACCCAGAGCAACGAAAGCATCGGCGATGTTCTGGAGAATGTTCTTGAAATTACCCGTGCCGGTCGGCGTCATAAGCTCATCGAACGCGCCGCGCAGCATCGAGTTGAACGCCCCGCCGATGCCGACAAACATGGCCTCCAGGTGGGGCCCGAGTCTCGCATAGAACGTGTCGATCATCTGAGCGACGTCAGCGAACATGACGTTCTGGACGGCCTTCTGCAACTCCTTGATCGGCCCAAGGAGGTCGCGAATCGCCAACATGGCCTGCGCCGCGTTATCTCCCAGCAATCCCAGCTGATTGCTGAACTCGTTCCACTTTCCGACATCGAACTGGTTCCAGGGCTTCCCTTCAATGAAGGGCTTCCTCGGGTCATAGCTCGCCATCAGATCCGTCAAAGCACCCCAGGTATCACTGATACCCAGCAACCCCATCTGAAGGGTCGCCAACCCAGCGCCCGCAGCGGCGGCGGCAGCGGGAACCAGCCACAACGCCTGTGACGCCGTCGTGATGCTCTTGGCAAGTTCGCTGAAGATCGTGACCAACGGAATGACCAGCGTCGGAGTGACAATGCCCAAGGGGGTCAGCGCACCGAGGTTACGCGCGCCCCACCTGCCGGCAGCAGACACCATGTCACGAAGAACATCGTTCACCTGCCTCAGGCGGCCGACCTCGTTGGTGGCCTGAAACAGTTCACGCATCGCCCGGGTCGCAGTGCGGACGGCCGAACCCTCCCGGTCGAAGGCACGCCGGGTGTTCTCTATCTGGCGGATGATCTGCTCGCGGGTGGCCGTCCCACCGGAGATCATCCGGTTGAGGCGATCGAACTCGATGTTGGAGGAATGCATTGCGGCGCGGGCGCGATCGTAGGCTCCGGCCGCCTGCTTGTTGTTGCGAAGGTGGCGCTCTTCGTGGCGAGCCAGGTCCATAAGCTCCCGGCGGTACCGGGCAGCCTCATTGGTCAGGCCCTGCATCGAGCTGCGATTGTCCTCGATGACATTGGTGAGGTCGAGGCGCTTGTTGACCTCGTCCCGTAGGCCCGTGGCCGTGTCACGGATGGCTCGTCGCTCCGCCTCGCGGGAGATGTATGTCCTCTGCGCCTGAGCTTCTATCTGCTCGTAGGTAGCGGTGTTCTCCTGATACATCCGCTTGAGCTTTTCCTCGTCGGCGATCCGCTTCCTGGTGGCATCGCTCATCTTGTCGAGAGACTTGGCGGACAGGGCACCCTGCTTACCCAGAACGGCGAGCGCCGAATTGAGATCGTCCACCTCCCGGCGTTCCCTGTTGGTCTCTATCGAGAGCCGGTGGAAGTCCTCGCTGGTCCGCCTAATCAGATTGCTGACCTCGCGGGCCCGCTTGGCGTACGCAGCCTCCGCATCAGTGACGGCCCTGACATTGCGCTGGTGGGTGCGAGACGATTTGTCTAGCTGCTGCTCTGCGTAGACCCGATCCATCAACGCGTCGCGATACTCGTTCTCAGCCTTGGTAAGAGCCTTGGTCTTCTTGGTTCTGGATGCCTTGGTCCTCTCAGACCACTGGCTGATTCTCGCGATCTCTGCCTCGGCGGCGGCCTCTCTTTTCCTCGCGGCGGTGGCGGCATCGGCCTTGTTGATGAGGTCGTTGTACCCCGCCGCCTGGGTGTCGATCAGCCTGGTGATCTGAGCCGTGCGACCCCGGGCCCCCTCCGTCATCGTCTTGGTGACGTCGCGCTCAAGCGAATTGATGTAGCGCTTGAGTTCCTCCCCTTCGCGGATCAAATCCCGCTTCCGGAGGTGGGCGATGATGTCAATGTGGATGGCCATCAGACGGCCTCCTCGTCCTCGACCATCGACTCGACCTCGGGGCCCGCCAGCGACAGCGACGGACGGGAAGCGAACGAGTAGAAGTGATCACGCACCTCGGCCTGCGAATCGGCCTCGGTGACCATCTCCCTCAGGCGGGCCGGCGAGTAGTGGATCCTCGACCCGTACTCTTCACCCTTGACCTTCGGGACATAGGCGGCGCGCAGCACGGCCAGCTCGTTGGCCACCTGTGCCCAGATCGCCTCTTCTCCGCAATACTCCCCACCACGGATGGCGGTCTTCAGTGCCCCCCGCTCGGGCATGAACTCCAGCAACTCGAGGAGTTCGTACGACGACATGGTGCCATCATGCCATTCCGCGATGCGCCGACGGTGGTACTGAGAGAGGTCGCTAGCTATCTGACGTGGATATTGCCGCCAGATCCAGGCCGCCTCCAACACTTTTGGGATCGCCATCCTGACGCTCCTTCAGCTTCGCGGCCTGCTTGCCCCACACCCGCCACACATCGGCGGCGCTGCGACCGCCCTCGCGCAACCGCTTGTACTCGGACTCGCCGAGAGCGATCTGTGCTACCCGCACGGAGTGCGGAGGTTTCACCAGGACGCCGTCCTTGCGGAACGGCCGCTTCAGCGCACCCTGCTGAGTGGACGACGGCAGGACCACGCCGGTTTCATTGCCCTCGGAGTCGAGGAGGCGCTGCTCGGGGATGAAGATGTCTTCCTCGCGGTCGTACTCCTCGATCTCGACCAGGAGTTCCTCGTACTCGGCCATCTGCTCGTCATCGAGCATTCCGAGATCGGGGTGTGGCGGAATGGAGACGGTAGTGCCGTCGTCGAGTTCGATGTCGGTGTCGGAGAAGATCGAGTCGTAGGCCTCGGCCTGTTCGCGGGCCTGACGTGCGGCGTTCGCCGCGGTGTTGGGGAGATTACGGGGGAGATTCTTGGGCATAGCCGTGGTCTACCACATAAACCTCGTGGTATCAAAACATGCATTTTGCAGACTCAACAATGATGCTCTATTGTGTCGATCATGGCTGGAGTCAAATCAGAATTAGGGCCATCTGGTCGCGCCATTGCTGCGACCATCCGCCACCACCGTGAGCGACTCGGCTGGGGATACGCCCAGCTGTCCCGACAACTGACCAAGGTCGGCTGCGACATCCCCCCACTGGGCCTCGGACGCATCGAAGCCGGGGAGCGGCGCGTGGACGTCGATGCCCTGACCGCGCTGGCCGTCGTCTTCGAGGTCTCGCCGATCACGCTGCTCATGCCGCGCGACGGCACCACAGAAGACACGTACGTCCAGCTGACCGGCACCGGAGACATCCCCGCCCAGCGTGTCTGGTCCTGGCTGAACGGCTCCTACCCGCTGAGTGGGTCGGTGCTGGCGTTTTACAACGAGGCGCTGCCCCGCTGGGAGCGCGACGCGATGGAGGAGACGCTCGGTGCCCACCGGCGATGAAGGTGTACGGAATCCGTACACCCAAGGAGGACCATGCTCACGGCAATTCTGATCATCCTGTCGATCGACCTGTTCTTCCGGCTGCTGCAGTTCGGCGCGAACGCCAACACCACAGCCACGCTCAGAGCGATCGAGATGAACACCCGCGGCTACGGCAGGTGACTAGCTGGCACCCTTAATGCTGGTCCACGACTCGCCGTCAACCCACTCGCAGTAGTACAGCGGGATGAGCTCGTTGCTCGTCGGGTCGTTGGGGTCCTTGCCGACGAAGTACGGGTCGGGCAGCACCGTGTAGCCGAGCGAGCCGGCATCCGGATCGGTCTTGGACCGGCGGAACGAACCGATGTCGGTCAGCTTGCACAGCGAGTAGCCCTCGGCGGTGTACATGAACTGTCCCCGCTTGCGCCGGGCGAACATCAGGATGATCTGGTACTCGGGGGCCTCGTTGTCGATCGGCTTGCCGATGTTGAAGTCCTCGGTACCCGGGTCCTCCACGATCGACACGCCGTTGGAGTCGGCGAGCGCCAGGTTCATCCGCAGGCGCTTCATGAGCGGCTTGACCGTCTCTACGCCGGTGAAGTTGATCGTCAGACCCTCACCGGTCAGGTCCGAATCGAACGGGAAGTTCGACTGCAGGATCATCTGGTTGTCGTTCGTGATATCGGGTGCCCGCTCCGGACCGCCGTCCTCGGTGAGCGCGCCGATCAGCTCGAAGCCCTCGTTCGCCTCGGGGTTGGTGATCCAGTCGCCGTCGACGAGGATGTGGGCGAACAGGTCGTCGCGCGGCGTGCCGTCCTCGGCGAACGGCGACCAGTTCCGCGTCGGGGGATTGCCCGCAGCCCACGGGCTGATGTTGGTCTCGGCTCCACGGTTGTCGCGGATCAGGATCGCCGCCAGACCGCCGCGGGTGTTGAACCGAGAATCGACATCCTCGAATCCGCCTGCGCGCCACGAAGTGCCTGTTGCTGGAATGGTCATAGTCGACGCCCTTTCCTCACGGTGATTCTATGCTATTTCGTCGTAAGTCTGCCCGAACTGGTAGCGCGCAACATAGCGGATGATCTGGTCGTTTCCGTACGACTCGCGACGCGGTGATTCGAACACGTTCATGTAATCGACCGTGCCATCCGATTCCAGATAGCGCCCCAGCAACAACATTCGCCGGTGAGTCTTATCCTTCTCATCGCGTGCTGCATCTTCGCCAAGACTCTTGTCGCACAAGGTGTCCACCTGCACCACCTGATCGGCGCTGGATTCCTCCAGGTTTTCGTTCCCGGCAACCTGCTGAACGAGCGTGAACGGCAACGGATCGCCCGCCTTGCGGGTGTTGGCGCTGCGCCGCAGCGGCAGCAGCCAAGCCACCACCAGGGTCTCCAGATCCCCCGGCCCGACGTCGAGCAGTTCAGCGGTCATCAGTCAGGCGTTCCCCCGAAGCGCAGGGCGGTACGGGCGGCGAAGGCAAAAGCTTCAGTCGGGGTCTTGGCCGATCGGTGACGCCTGCCGTCCAGGCCCCACCACATGCCGACACCCAGTACGTCAGGACCGGTTCCGTATTCCAGGTGCGCAGCGACAGGATCGTTAGTACCGACCCAGTGCCGGTAGTAAGGAATCCTCCCGATGTTGGCCCCCCGCTTACTGCGGCGCTTGATCGACTTTCGATAGGTGCCCGTCGCATAGGGGTGATCAGGATCTCCCGGTTTCGGCGCAATGGACTTCCAGTATTCCTTGACCCGCTCGGCGAACACTTTGGTCGCGTACCGTGCCTCGGAGTCATGGGCCGCCTCGACCAGAATCTCATTCATCACCTGCGTCCGTGTCACCGGCATCAGGGCTCACCTCCTCCACGGGCTCTGGCTCTGGCTCTGGCTCTGGCTCGGGCTTCTTGCGGCGGCTGCGGGACTTCGACTCCTCGACGGGAACCTTGATGACGGGCTCCTCGATGGACTCGGACGGCACTGACTCGGACAGCACGACAGACTCGATGTAGTCGGTGTACACAGCCCGATCGAGTGGCACCACATATCCCGTCTCCAGGTAGTCGACCGCCTCGTCGTCATCGAGCGTCACCACCTGGCCGGGCCTCTTGAACTTCAGCCCCGATCCCACCGAGACATAGCACCCTGTCGTCACTTCGTACTGGGGCACGACGCCCTCCTATCCGATGTGCTTCTTCGAGATGATCGTAGTCTTGAACAGGCTGCTGAAGTCCTTGTGCGAACGTGCGCCGCCGATGATCTCGTACTCCTCACCGTCCACCCGAAGGGCATCCCGCGGCTGGGCGGCCAGCACCGCGTCCCGCAGGTCGCTGCTGTACTCCCCGATGGGGATGGTGGTCCGCCACATCTCGGTGGCGATGTCGAACTCCAGCTCGGCCGTCTCGGCGAACGTCAGCGGCCGGTGATGACACCCGGGCAGATCGGTCGTCGTCTCCACCTGCGGATAAGTGCCCAGCTCGCCCGGCACCGGACCATCGGTGCGGCGAACCAGGGTGACGACATCAGGACCGAACGTCACGACTACCTCGGAACCACCCAGAAGTGTTCCAGCAGGGACTGGGCAGTCAGCATGTCACAGCCGGTGGCTGAGACGATGTCGTTGATCGTCGCCTCGCGGAACGCCGAGAGGTCGGGCTTGATCTGAACGGTGACAGGCATGGCATCTCCTACAGTGGCCATCACAGAAACTCCAGCCGGGGCAGCCGGTAGTCGTCGAGGATGTTCTTCACCGAGAACAGCGCCGACTCGGCCATCGCCGCGTAGGGGTTGCCCCAGGTGTAGGTCACATCATCGACCCGCTTGGACACCAGGTCGGCATCGCCGCGGCCGGACAGGGCCAGCGACCCCATCTGGTCGACCATCGACAGAATCGCCTGTCGCCAGTCGGCGGCCTCCTCCTCGGTGTAGCCGTGGTCCATCACCACCACGACCGCCTGGTAGTCCTCCGACCACCACAGCTTGGACCGCTTGCGGATCGCCGCCGGCCTCTCCAGGATTCCCGGCGGCCCACCCGCCGACCAGGTGAGATCACCCAGGGTGAGCAGGGTTCCATCCTCGGTGACACTGGTCAGCGTGATGAGCTTGCGCGTCGGGAGCAGCAAGATGCGGCTGCCCGGTCCGTCGATGGTCACCTCGTCGTCGTAACGCACCGGAGAGACATGCCAGCCACACTCCCGGCGGGCGATCACCAGAGCGGCGTCGAGCAGGCGCGCGACCTCCGGGTCATTGGCGAGCAGCCGTCCTGCGGTGAACTGCTCGACATCGGAGGTGGTCAGTTCACCCATTCAGATCACGGCGTCTGGAGTGCCCGACCGACGTAATCCTTGTCACCGGCGATCGTGTTGCGGCTCAGGTAGTCCTTCGCCGGATCGGTGGTGCCCGGATTGTCGTTGATCAGAGCGCGACCGAGATAGTCGTGCGTTTCCGTGGTGGTAGCCATTTACGCCTCCTTGTCGAGCGCAGACTTGAACACCGGCTCCTCGGGCTTCGGCTTCGGCTCGGGCTCCACCTTCGGAGCCTCCACCTTCGGAGCCTCTGCCTTCGGAGCCTCTGCCTTCGGGGCAGCCTTCGACGCAGCCTTCTTCGGCTTCTTGGCATCTGCTTGCAGCTGGGCCAACCGTGCGTGGTTGATCGACCCAGCTGCAACCAGGTTGCCGTTCTTATCCTTGCGGACAAACATCAGGACTGCACCAGCGGGACGATGGCGTCGTCGTTGACCGTCAGCGTCGAGAAGTACCCGGCGTAGGCGACCTGGAGGCCAAACACCGAAGGCTCGACCACCTGGAGCGTCCCGACCCGCTGCTCGAACAACTCGAGCGCCGCCGTCGAGAACACGTATGCCTCACCGGCACCCAGCCCCGCCGACATCACGCAGGGCACCGCACCGATCGTGCCCATCTGCCCCTGTGCGAACTGCCCCGCCATGAACCCAGGCGACTGCGCGTCGCGCGGGCTGATCGGCGGGAACAGCGGACCGAACACCTGGAGCACGTCGGGAGCCACGGCGAGCAGTACCCGCCCCGCACCCTTGGTCACCGAGTAGCAGGTGGCCACCGCATCCCACACGGCCGCAGACACCAGGTCGTCGGTCGGCACCGCACCGTAGGACACCGCGGCGGTGGTAGTGGCAGCCAACGCATCGCCGACCGCACCCTCCGTCTCGATGGCGTACTGCTGGCCGAGTCCGTTGACCACCAGGTCCAGGGCCGACGGGTTGGAGAAGTCGATCGCCTGCCGCGAGACGTTGACGTAGCCGCCGTAGGTCTTCGCGGTGACGGTCTTGCGCTCGATCACCATCTTCTGGCTGTCGAGTTCCGACTTCTCGTAGGTCGCCGAACCATCGGTTCCCTGCAGGCCCACCGTCGGATGCTGGCTGACGTAGGGCCGGTAGAACGTCGCGTTGGTCAAGGGCATCGTGCCCATCGTCGACACCAGCGGACGGGCCGCGTCGATGAAGTCGATGACCGGACCCACGATCGGATCGGGGATCACGCCCAGCGAGTCGCCGGTCTTCTGGTGCTCGGCGGCACGCATGTAGATGTCGAGACGTTCGGTGGCCTCCCGGCTGCCCTGCGAGGACTGCCACATGTCCAGCATGTAGGCACCTGCCGAGCGGTACTCGACATCGGCCATCTGCGGACGGCCCTTCATCGTGCTGATCGCCTGGTCGACCTCCTTGGCGCGGTTGCGCGTCTCGAAGGCGATGCGGTTGACGTCCTCGACCTGTTCCAGCTGAGACTTGATCTTCTCCATGCGGCTGCGGGTCTCCGCCACCATCTCGGACTCTTCGTCGTTGATGTCGCGGGTGCCGGCATTGGCGCGTTCGAAGATCCCCCGGATGAGGGTCTCCTTCTCACGAAGCTCGGTTTCGAGGCGACGGATCATTTCGTCGCCGGACGATGCGTTGCCCATAATGGCCCTCCAGTTTGAGAGTTGACGAAATCGAGCCCTCTCGGCCAGCGACCCGCGCCTCTTCAGGCGGAGTGAGAAGCCCTCTCGGCCAGCGACCCAACCCCTACGGGCGAGTTGAGTACGAGGGTAACAGAGTCACTTGCTGCTATCGGAGATCTCTATCCCGAACTTCTTCGCTGCAGACTTGATGCGCGCCTTGATCGACGCCACCTGTTCAGAGCTGTACTTGGAGGAATTGTCGCCCTGGTTGATGTAGGACCACGCCGCCCTGACGTGCTCCTCGGTGTCGATCGGATACCGCTTCTTGTTGTCGTCCTGGTAGCCAGGATCGGCGTAGGCGACATCGCCGTACGGCTTCGACGAGTCCTCGGCGCGCTCATCGAGCGTGGCAGCCCGCTCGAACATCCACGACAGAATGGGGTCATCGGCGAACTGATCCATCCGTGGGGTGTGAATCGTCGGCTCGGGTGGCTCATCCCCGTTGTCGCTGTCACGCACAGAAAGCACCTCCGCGCCCTGATACGCCGGATCGGGAACGAGGGCCAGGTGGTCCAGGAACGCCCGCCGGATACGGCGCATGCGGGTGCCGCTGCGCTTGTCGAGCAGTTGGTCGGAGGGCCGCACCGCCATGCCCACCGATCCGCCCAGAATGCCGTCCCTGGCCAGCTGCAACGTCTCGTTGCCCAGGTCGGTTTCCGAGATGTAGGCGTCCACGATCAGACCGTCATTGCGCTCGGGATAGTAGTTGACGATCTTGCCCACCAGGCGGCGCTTGTCGTGGTCTCGGTTGACCCGGTAGGTATGAGTGCTCGTCTCGATACCGTCGAACGCCCCCCGCTGAACGACCTCTTCCCAGACCTCCCCACGGAACGGGACGGGCGTCGACTGCTCGTAGGGAACAGCGATGACCGTCACGATCCGCTCGAGGGCGTCGATCTTGTCGATAGCAGCCGACCGAATCTCGATCGGCGCTTTCCGCTGATCTGTCAGCGTATTGGCATAAGTGACGTCGTCAGCCATCTTTTCTCCTTACGAGAACTGTTGACAGATTACCGCAGCAAGGACTTATACCATGCGTATCATCCGGTCACTCCAGTCATCGCGGCTACCAATGCGCCATGCTTTTCGGGGCAGCCGCCGGTACCGGGTGACCAGACTCGGCTCGTCGGCGTGGTCGACCAGCGACGGCACACTGTAGGCCACCCGGTGGCCGTGGCTGCGAGCCCACTGCGACAGCACCCGGTCGATCTGTTGGGTGCGCCGCAGCGGAAAGCGTGTGGTCATCGACGGAAGCAGATCACCGCGCACGGCGAGAGCCACCGCGTGCAGAATGCGGCCGTGGGCCACGACCCAGTGCGACCCGGTGGTGTCGGCGCTGTGCAGGAGCGCCTCCATCCGGCGATCCTCGATGTAGCCGCGCCCCAGATAGAGCGACACGATCGACGCCGGTGCGACTGCCAGGGCAGCGGTCAGCTGATCACGGAAGCGGTCGACCGGAAGGGCATCCTCCTCCAGGACGACGTTCCAGTCGGCGGGATGGTCGGCGTGCCATTTCCACACTGCGGAGTGGTTCCCGGTGCAGCCCAGCGATCCGGAGTCGACACTGAGGTAGTCGGCCTCGACCTGGCGGGCAAGCCTGGTGCCCATCTCGCCGCGACGGGCGTCGGCGACCACCCCGATGGAGATCATGCGCGTGCCGTCAACGCCCTGATCTGATCCGGCGTCTTCGCCCGCTGATACAGGCGGTATCGCAGCCGGTTACGGGCGGTGGCAGCACGGTCCGGTCCGGACAGGTGCGTGCCCTTCCCGCCGGACAGGTGGTACAGGTGGTACGCCGATCCCTCGACCCACCGAATGGGTCCAGCACACACCTCGAAGGCGATCTTCATCGCATCGTCATCGAACCAGGCACCCTCGAACGTCTCGTCGTACCCGCCGACCAGCTCGTACGTCTCGCGCGACATGACGTTGACGGCACCGATACTGCCGCGATGCCCCTTCACCGGGGATGCCTTGCAGTCGACAGGATCGGTCATGTGTACCCGCACCCACCGCGAGTCCTCCTCGGACAGCGCCATGAACCAGCTGAACGGGATCACCATGCCGGGGTCGACGGCCAGCCTGACGGCGCGGTCGACCTGCCCCCGGTCGATGATCATGTCGGACTCGGCGAAGATCAGCGTGTCGGCATCGGTCTGGGCGACCCCACGGTTGTAGGCGGCACTGCGATTGAACTGGGCATCGCCGGTGCGGCCGTCGTCGATGACGATCGGTTCGCATCCGTAGGAGAGCCACTGGTCGACCACCCGCGTCAGGTTGGCCCGCCTCAACGGGTCGAGCCCGCGGTCCCTGAAGGGGATCACCACCGCGGTGGTCACGGCAGCGCCCTGTCCGGCTGCCGGACACCCGCCAGATACTTATCCCCGATCACCGCATACTCGGCACGCAACGCCGTCTCCTGTTCGGGCGTCAGGTCCTGCGGCCCGAACCCGAGATGGGCGACGGTGAACCCCTGGACGATGGCACGGGGATACATGTTGGCCGCACCCTCGTCACCGACCCGGTGACGCGGCGTCCACTCCCGACCGGCGATCAACTTCGGAGACCGGCGGCCGACCCAGTCGGAGATCCGGCACAGCAGCGAATGGTGCAGGCCGATGAAGTTGATCGACAACCAGTCCTCGGTGTCGACCAGGCGCACCGGCTGACCGATCATCTCCTGCCAGTGATCGAACATGTACCCGTGCGCCATGTGCGCGTACTCGTTGCTCATGTGCACGTCGAGCAGTGGGATGTCCAGCGCGGAGAAGCCCTCCCAGAGTCCCGGCGTAAGCGGGGTGCAGGCCCCGTTGTTCACGACGTCGGCACTGACCACCGTTTCGGGGTTGTTCTCGACGGCGTCCAGGAAATCACCGAACCGCTCGGTCTCCAGGAACACCACGTCATCATCGACCTTGACGAACAGGCAATCCCTGAACCGCGGGTTCGTGTAGTGCCGCCACACCCGCGGCAGCCGCTGGAAGGCACGCGGACCGGCATGTGTGTGATACACGAAGACGTCCGACATCTTGATCGTCTTCAGGTAACTGCTGTCGTGGTTGTTGCGCGTCAGGTTCCAGACGTGGAACTGCACCTGCGGGTACTGCCGCAGGATGCGCTCGATCATCGGCAGGTTGAGTTCCATGTTGCCGCGTCGGCCGGCGAACATGAACATGACGACCGGGCGCTCATTCGAAGCCATAGCGGTCTGCGACCTTTCTGATCTGCTCGGCCACCTCTAGGTCGTGGCGCTCCAGGCTCTCCCAGGTCAACCTGGGCTCACGCTGCTCGTAGTGGACGGTGACCGGCGTGTTGGCGAAAGCGGCCTCGACGGCATCATCAGCGACCGGCATACCGATCAGGTTGCCGATCTGGTGGATGAGCATGGAGTCGATCTGATCGAGACGCCACCAGCCGCCGGTGGTGTACAACTCGGCGGTCTCCGCGCACGCCAGCCAGAACCGCATGGCGAAGCCGGGAATGTCCGCCGGGTCGGCATCGGGGATCAGTCTGCGAAAGATGCTCAGGTGCGGGTCCTGAACGGGCGCACGGATATAGGACAGAATCACGTCGAGGGGATGCCGGATCTGGTGGAAGACGATGCCCTCGTAGCCGTCGAGGCCCTGGGCCAGGGCACAACAGGACGAGTCGCCGACGATCTTCTCGTCACTCCACGGCCCGACTTCGCGATGACGGCCACTCGGACTCCACCAGGACTCTCCACCGCAGGGAATGCCGGACCTGGTGAGCAGCTGGGAGATGTAGGTGGACCCGGAGCGGCCGGTGCCGACGATGACGAACTTCGGTTCGGGCATCATCCGATCCTGATCGCCCACTGCTGGTCGCCGTGCCCGACGACCGTCCAGCCGATCTTGGTGTCCTCGGCGAACTCCCGCCAGGCCCGCTGCTCATGGTCGGTGTCGCCGATGTAACCGTGGTACTCATCGAACACGCAGTAGGTTCCCGGCTGCAGGAAGGGGCCGATGTACTTCAGCGCCGTTCGCGTCGAGGAGTAGAGATCGGCGTCGAAGTGGACCAGCCCGATATGCCCGAGTGCCGCGAAGTCGTACCCGGGCAGCGTGTCATCGAACCAACCCTTGGTGACCGTCGTGTTGGGGATCTGTGGAATGTCCCACGCCAGTGAGCCTTTCGGGTATCCACTCCGCCACTCCTCGGGCAGCCCCTCACCGGAGTCGAACCCGAACACCGGCATCCGCTCGGCGATCACCCGCGTCGACTTTCCTTCTCCCACGCCGAATTCCACAGCCACCCCAGAGGGGGCCAGGTCGAGCACGTGCCTCAACACATGCCACGGCTCCAATGGTCCGATCTCCGGCCCGAGGCTGTAGTCCTGCATTCCGTGTCCTTCCCGATAGGCGACGAACCGCGGCCGGGGTTTCTGCCATTGAATCCCGGTCGCGGCGAGCATCCGCTTGCGCTCCTGGTAGTTGACGGTCGACCTGGTGGTGATGGCATTCCACAGCGCACCCGACCCGCGAACATCGGCGTAGGGCCACCTGGTCAGGCCGGCGTCGTGGATGCGCATCTGCCATTCGACGTGCTCACCGCCCCACGCCCCGTAGGCCGGGTCCATCCCGCCGACCGCGTCGATGACCCTGCGCTCGGCGTAGAGCATGTAGCCCCTGGGGAACCCGACGGCGAAGTGCAGGTCATCACCAGACCCCGACTTCTCGGGCCGCTGGAACGACAGGTGTGGCTCCGGCGAATCGACGTAGGGACGCCACCATCGGTCCGACACCGGAAACACATCGTCGTCAACCAGGAACAGGTGATCGCAGCCTGCATCCATCAGGGCGGCGATGCCCAGGTTCTTGGTCGCGGCCACGCCCTTGCGGTACGGATTGAAGATCAGCCTGACCACACAGCCGTGCGGAAGCAACATCGTCTCCCCGCGCAGCGGGACGTCGGAAGCATCATCGACCACGACCAGTACGGAGTTCGGCGGCAACCATCTACGCCACTGCCGCACGGTGCGCTCGAACAGCGCCCGTCGATTGCGGGTGCTGATCGCAACCCCCAGCATCAATCTTCGCCGCCGGTCAGGCGGATCGCCGCCGATTCGCCGTACAGCCGTTCCATCGCCCGGGCCTCGTCAACGGTGAGAATCCCCGCCTCGATGAGCACCTTGAACGCCTGGGCGCGGTCCTTGAGGCCCGGTCGGGTGTAGTCGTCGCGGTTCAGTTCCAGCGTCTGCGTCGACGGAAGCGACCAGCCGTCCAGCGACGACATCACCGCATTGGCCTTCGGGCGCAGACTCGAGCGATCGTGGAACCCGAACAGCTGCTCGATGTTGGAGTAGGTCAGCGAACCGGTGGCACCGGGAAGTCCGACCAGGAACGGCGGCACACCACAGAGAATGGCGATGCGCGCCTCGTTGAACTGGGTCAGCTCCATCAGGGTCAGGTCCTGGGCACTCATCGACTTCGCCTGGTTGAGGGTGGCACCACCGGCTACCAGTGCGGGATGCCCGGCGTACTTGGTGCGCGACTCGATCCAACGGTCCAGCAGGTCGACACCCTCGGACTGGGTGATCTTGCGGTCCAGGCCCATCCAGTACAGCGGTATTCCGCCGGTCTCGGCGAGGTTCTGGGTGTAACGCTGCAACAGCCCGACGGTGACCTGACGGGCACCGGCCTGCTCCAGCGGACCGTGACCGCGGGCGTCGGTGGTGGTGGACGAGTAGCGGATGTGCAGGATCTCACCGGTGACGTCGGTCGATCCGAGCTTGTACTCGCGCGTCCCCCCGCGCATCTCCACGCTGATCAACCACGGCGGAACGACCCTGAACCGGATCGGATACCCGTCGGAATTGGTCGCCATCGGCAGGATGAACGCCTCGCCGAGCATGTAGTCCCAGAACAGCTGTTTGGCGAACTCCTGCCAGCAGGTGTAGATGTCGGGATCGGGATTCTTCATCCAACTGGTCGGCTCGATGATCCGGCCGTTCTTCATCCGGTAGATCGGCATGCTGCTCAGCACCGAGGAGTTGAGGTCGATGCACGCCCAGGCGACGTCGATGAGCTTGTTGATCCCGGCCTGCTGACCCCAGTTCGGGGTCGACCACGACTCGGGATAGCCGGACCAGGCACTGGGCTGAATCCACGGCAGCTGGCGCGTCTCCAGGTTGGTCAGCGCACTGACGTCGACCATGTCGGGATCGCCGAAGTTGATGTCGGGAGGCCCGACAGTGCCCGGCGGCGGAGCCGGATCGTTCGCGTTGGCCACAACACCGGCCGTGTTCGGAGTGGTCCCCAGGAGCCACGTCAGGAAGCTCATGTCAGGATTCTACGACCCCGGG